GGATTGCATGATGTATATAATGAACTGGAAGAACTACCAAGTCTTCACAAGGAAACATACCATGTGACAAATGCGGGACAAAGGGAGTATTCCTTGCCAACAGCGGATTCACCGGTTTCTGGGGATTTACAATGGCGTAAGATAGATTGGGATACATTTTATTTAAAACCAACAGAATTATTAACAAATGGAGAATTTACTTCAGCCATATCTAGCTGGACAACTTCTTCCGGAACACCGGCTTATAATTCTGGTGGAAATGGAAGAATGCGTTTAAATGCAGCAGCGGCCTATCAATCAATATCCACTGTAAAAAATAGAACATATAAAATACAAGTACGAGTAGTGGATTCATCTTCAAGTGGTTCTAGTTTAAAAATACAGGCAGGAACTTCGGCAGCAGGAACTCAAAATTTAAGTACTACATTAACTGTTTCCAATTACGGAGAAGGTAAAATATTAGATACAACTTTTGATGCAACAGCATCCACAACATATATTACATTGGATAATGATGATTCAAATAATTTAGATGTAGATTATGTTCGTGTATCTTTAAGTAGAAATCCTAAAAGATTAAAATTTATATCCTATGATGATTGGGTAAGAAGATTTTCAGAAAGAGATTTAACTAATTTAAGTACTTCATATACAGAACCAGATTATGTATACAAAACACAGAGTGGAAAATTGGGATTAACCCCAATACCTGATAGAGATGATTATAGAATAGTATTTGAATACTGGAAAGAACATACAGAACTATCAGCACATGGAGATTCCCCGGACTTGGATGACAGATATGCTGATTTAATTGTATCACGAGCAAGTTATTATGTATATAATCTTCGTTCTGACCCTGAACATGCAATGATTGTAAATAAAGAATATAATGAAGGATTAAAACGATTACGAACAGATTTAATTTCAAAACCGGAATATATGCGTGATGAACGGGTTAATTTAAGGGTTAGCATGTAATGCCAAATACGTCTCAAGTATCCCCTACAGTTGTTAGTTGTTTTGGAGGATTAGTATTAAATAAGGATATTTTTTCCATGCGACCCGGAGAAGCATTACAGCTTCAAAATTTTGAACCGGACATTGCGGGAGGTTATCAGAAAATACTAGGAACAACCGCTTATAATTCGAATATTGTTACGCAAGTATCCGCATCAAGTGAAATTGTGGATATGGTGGCAATATTTAATGATGTTGTACTGGCAGCTAGGGGTGGGACAGTATATTCTGCAACTACAAGTAGTTCATGGACTTCACGTGCAACAGGTAAAGGGACAACATATCGTTATGATTTTGAACGATATAATTATAATGGAACGGAAAAAATTATAATAGCGACTGGTACAACTAACGCTTTTACACTGGATACAAGCTACACAGAAGATGTGATAAATGCAACAGGTGGAGGAACTGCACCAACAGCTCCAAAATTTGTATCATCATTCAAGAATCATATGTTCTATGCAGGAATGTCTAACGCTGGTTCAACAGTTCAGTTTTCCGGGCCTTATACGGAAGATGATTTTGATACAGGGGCAGGAACAATACTAGTTGATACAACTATTGTTGGATTAAATGTTTTTCGTGAAGCATTGTTTGTATTTGGTGAAGACAGAATTTATAAAATAACAGGTTCATCAAGTTCAGATTTTGCCTTGGTTCCCGTAACACGTAAAATTGGATGTGTAGACGGAAAAACTATTCAAGAGCTTGGGGGTGACTTAATTTATCTGGCACCTGATGGGCTAAGAAGTATTGCTGGAACGGAAAGAATTGGTGATATAGAATTAGGAACAGTATCAAAGCAAATACAAGAGAGAATAAGTGATATTGGGACAGACAACATTACATCAACAGTTATAAGGGGAAAATCCCAATATCGTTTATTTTATCCAACTACCACTGGAACAGAACAACTGGCTAAAGGTATTTTAGGTGTTTTAAAAACAAATCCGGAAACGGGAACACTGGGGTTTGAATATGCGGATATAAAAGGATTAAAACCTTCCTGTTGTGATTCTGGTTTTATTGACGGGGAAGAAAAAGTTATACATGGTGGATATGATGGATATGTATATAATCAGGAAGATGGAGGAGTATACACAAGGGCAGGAAGTACATATACTATAACTGGCTTTTATCGTTCACCTGATATGGCTCTTGGAGACCCGGGAATACGAAAAACAATGCAACGAGTTTTGGTTAATTATAAAGTTAGGGAAGCGATAGACGCTACCTCATCATTTCAGACATTTAGTTTAAAATATAATTTTGATGATACGAAAACACCACAACCAAGTCCTTACGAATTTTCTTCCGCAACAGTTGCGGCATTTTATGGAACCGGTACTTATGGCACTTCCGCCTATGGTTCATCCGGATTTCCAATGGAAAGATTATCAGTAGAGGGTTCAGGGTTTGTAGTGGCACTTAAATTAGATGATACAAGTACAAAAAAGGCATTATCCTTACGGGGATTTGAATTAGAATACGTTAACGGAGGAAGACGATAATGGGAGCGACATATACCAGACAGAGTACCATTACAGATGGTGCGGTCATTGAGGCATCACATTTTAATGATGAATTTGACCAGTTATTAGCGGCATTTGCCGTTAGCACAGGTCACAGTCATGATGGAACTGCTGCCGAAGGCGGGCCAATAACCAAGTTACTTGGTACATCATTAACACTAGGTGATGGCACGTCAGGAACGGACATTACAGTAACATTTGATGGTGAAACAAATGACGGTGTTTTAACATGGATGGAAGATGAGGATTTATTTAAATTCACTGATACCATTAATGTTGGCGTTGATGACGCAGGCCATGATGTAAAATTTTTTGGTGACACCGCTAGCAGATACTGGCTATGGGATACTTCAGCAGATGGTGTCGTTCAAAGAGGAACACTAACAGTTGGTGTAGATGATACCGGGCATGATGTAAAATTATTTGGTGCTACCTCTGGAAGTTATCTTTTATGGGATGAGTCAGCGGATTCATTACTGTTAACGGATAGTACTCCCTTAAAAATTGGTGACAATCAGGATTTAACTTTATATCATGATGGGTCTAACTCTTACATTACTAATGCGGTGGGTGCTCTAAAAATAGCAACTGAAACATCAGGAATAGCGGTAACTATAGGACATACTACATCTGAAGTAACAGTAGCGGATAATCTTACAGTAACAGGAACATTGACCCTTGGTTCAGGAGCGGAATTAACAGAAGCGGAATTAGAATTTCTTGATGGAATTACAGCGGGTACGGCAGCAGCAAGCAAGGCAATGGTTGCCGATTCTAACATAGACATTACTGGTGGCAGAAACATTACCATCAGTGGAGAATTAGACGCTGCAACTTTGGATATATCCGGAAACGCAGACATAGACGGAACAACAAATTTAGATGCTGTAGACATTGATGGTGCTGTACAATTAGATTCAACATTTACAGTAGGTGCGGATGATACAGGATATGATGTTAAGTTTTTTGGAGATACAGCAAGTGCATACATGCTGTGGGATACATCAGCCGATGATTTAGTCTTAGCGGGGGCTGCGGGGATTGACCTTGCAGGTGACATTGATGTTGATGGTACAGCTAATTTAGACAATACAGATATTGATGGAACATTAGCTGTTGACGGAACAACCATTTCACTGGATGCAACAACATCATTAAACATTGATAATTCCAATACATCAAACGGCATCACTATCGGTACTGCAACATCAGGGGTTCCAATTTCAATAGGACATACAACTTCTGAAACAACAATAAATGATAATGCAACTGTAACAGGAAACCTAAGTGTAGGCGGAAACTTCGATGTAACAGGAAGTTTCGATATGAGTGATGCTGATATTACAAATATTGGAAGCATTGCCCTTGATACCATTACAAATGACGGAACGGACATTACTCTGGATTCATCCGGTGACATTATACTTGATGCTGCCGGTGATACAATATTCTTAAAGGATGCCGGAACAACTTTTGGAAGTTTAGACAATACATCCGGCAATCTTATAATCAAATCTGGCACTACAACAGCCTTGACATTTAGCGGAGCTAACGTAACATTGGCGGGTGACTTAACAATCTCCGGTGATGATATTACTATGGGTACCAACACGGATACGGCAATTATGGTTGCTGATGGAACAAACTATAATCCTGTAGTTCCAAGTGGTGATGTTGGATTAACGAACGCAGGTGTATTTAGCATAGCTTCAGGAGTTATTGTTAACGCTGATGTTAACGCTTCAGCGGCAATTGCGGATTCAAAACTGGCAACGATTTCAACTGCTGACAAGGTATCGGGTGCGGCAATTCAAGTAGATGGTGCAACGGATGGTACAGGTATAACATTAGCTAGTGGTGATAAAATTCTTGTTGATGACAGCGGTACAACTAAATATGTTGAATTGTCACAATTAAATACTTTTACAAGTTCTAGTATAGCGGCAGATGATATTTCTACAGGTGACGCAGCGGTTACCC